CACAATAAACAGGGAAGCAGAACTTCTAGCTCAACACGGGCTACAGTATGGTTGGAGTGCTTTATTTATTGGTTGGGATCAGAGAGTAGCTTTAAAGCCTGTTGCGATTACAATGGAGCAGATTTTCCAGATGCTTGACCAGTTGGAACAAGACGATCCTTTACGGGATTTTCCAGATATTATAGCCGATCCAGATAGGGAAGATGAGGCGATAGCAATTATTAAAGCCCAATATCCTAACGCTACTGATAAGGAAGCTAAAAAAGCAATAAAGGAATTGAGGGAAACTGGGCAGACCCAAATCCCGGTTGCTTATATTGCCGTCAACCAACCTTCCGTAGTGGCTCTTAAACCTTGGGAAGACATAACCTTCCCCCCTGAAACAACCGACCTACAAGCAGCTAGAGTTATCTTTAGGCGAGTTTTTCTAACCGAAACTGAACTTCGGTCTAGAACAGTTGACGAAGATTGGGACGAGGCTTGGGTTGAGAAGGTTGTAAACACAGCGGGAAAGTCGATGGAGCTTTTTGAGTTTTCCCAAAGCGTATCCAATCTATCCATAAACGATACGATAACTAGGCAGGATAATCTCATTGAAGTTGTGTACGCATACACGAGGCAGATTAATGAAAACAACATGCCGGGTATTTATTACACTATCTTCAGTCCGATATACACAAAGGACGATTCTGGAAATGATATTTACGCTAAACACGAACTATTAGATTACGTCCATTGTCGGTATCCGTTTATTGAGTTTAGACGAGAACGGCTTAAACGGCGTGTAGTAGAGTCCCGTGGAGTCCCTGAAATATGTGAGACTTGGCAAAATGAAATCAAGACTCAACGGGACTCGGTATTTGACTCCACCTCTTTTGAAACGCTCCCACCCATTATGGTGAATAAGAGGCTTGGATTAGCTAATAAGGTTGGCCCGGCAGTTCAACTCCCCGTAACTAAACAGGGAGACTACGAGTTTATGAAGCCACCACCACGAACCCCCAATACGGCACTAAACCTTATTGAAATCGTGGAAAGACAGGCAGATAGCTATTTCGGAAGGGCTAACCAAAGCGTCCCTCCAGTTCAAACTCAACTGAAGCAACAGCGCATGGTGAATAACTGGTTAACAACTTGGACAGAGGCATACCAGCAAATGTTTACTTTGTGTTTACAGTTTCTTTCTCCAGAGGAAATACAGAAGATTACTGGTTCGGAAGTTGTTCCTAGATCAGACATGATGCAGTTTGACTTTGTTTTGAAATATGATGTTCGGGAACTAGACACCGAATATGTGGATAAGAAACTAGCGACAATAAGCCAATACGTCATTCCTCAAGATGCTGGTGGAGTTTTGGATAGGAACAAGTTGATTGGAATGGTGACTAAAGCCATAAGTCCAGACATTGCCGAAGAGTTAATCATAGACCAAGCCACCGCTAGTCAGAAGATGTATAACGATGTTAAGACTGAAATTGGATTAATGATGCTTGGGAATGAGGCTAACTATGTGGAAAACGACCCCGCAGCGAAAACAAAGATGCAATATGCTCAAGAAATTGTATCTAGGAACACCAAAGCTCAATCGGCACTACAAGGAGATGAGGTATTTCAGCAGTTATTTGAGAACTACTCCAAGAATCTTCAAATGTCGATCATGCAAGAAGAGAACAAGACGGTTGGGCGAATTGGGGTTAGTCAGTTAACATGACGGATTTATCTTCTTTTCAGTTTGACCAGAACCCACTTTGGGATGACATACAGAAAAGGCTTAAAGATATGATTGAAGCGGAAATGTCTGAAGCCCTTGCCCAAGACATTAGTCCAGATGTTAGGAGTCATCAATGTGGCCGGGCTGAAGCTCTGGCTGATTTTAAGCATTCTTTATTGGAGACATGGGAAAAAGCTAACTCTAGATAATGAAAAAATTTATTGCTTGACAATTTTATGAGAACGGGTTTTATTTCCGTAACTTTTGGTTCCTTACCGGAATCAATATAATTTGTGGGTTTCTGCGTATCCTTAAAAACGCTGTTTGCCTAACTTGCGGGGGCTTAAAACCAGCATGAGTGAAAACACAGTAGAGGGAGAAAGCAGCACTCCCGAATCGACGGAAGCTGCACAGACGAACATTGGTGAACTTTTGGACACCGATGGATTGGCAAGTCAACTGGAAAGGATGTTTGATACGCCAGACGAACCCGCTGCGGAAAGTGCGGGAAATGAAGAATCGCCTCCTATTGAAGATGAGCCGAGTGGTGAGTCGGAGGGAGAAGCTGAAAGTGATCTTTCTCAAGTTGAAGAAGAACCTTCTGCGGAAGTTGAACAGGCAGATGAAGTAGTTGAGGAACCGAAGGAGTTACCCCATAAGGGACTCCTGAAAAGAATCGACAAACTGACTGCCCGTCGAAAGGAAGCTGAAGGTAGGGTTGATGGTCTGGAAGACGAGATCAAAGACCTCCGTACGGAATTGGATAACAAGGATGATTTAAGTGATCTTCCTAGAGTTGCAAAAGATAATCCATATTCCCATTTGAAATCCATGTCGGCAGTTACTAAAGAAATTGAACAGGCCGAGGAGATTATGGAATGGGCAGAGGATAATGCAGATGGAACTGAAGTTACCAATTCTCAAGGGGAGGAAGTGTCGTATTCTAGAGAGGATGTGACACAGATTAAGCGTAATGCCCGAAAAGCACTACGCACACATCTTCCAGAACAGGAAAACTACCTACGAGAAGAAACTGACGTTAACCAGAAAGTGGAACAGATTTTCCCATATTGGAAAGATCGTAGTTCCGTGGGGTATCAAGAGGCTATGGAGATTATAAAAAATCGCCCCGGCTTAAAGACTTACCCAACATGGAAAGCAGATGTGACTATGTTCCAATTGGGACTACAGGCTTATAAGGAGATGACAACGGATAAGCAGCCGAGGCCAAAGGCTAAAGCTGCTCCGAAACAACCATCTGCTCCGAGCCAAGCTCCAGTTGTGGATAAGCCTCAACAAGCACGTTCAAATTCCGCTAGGAAAGTCTTCAAGACTGATGGAGATACTGATGCTTTAGCGAAAGTATTAGAAACTGATTATTTATAAAGGATTAAATCATTATGGCAGTTCTTTTAGAAACTGGATATAACGGCACTCAATCGGGTGGCCGAGAGGATTTGTCTGATCTTATCAGTAATGTCGATGCTCGTAGTACTGTTTTCACATCTCTTGCGAAAAAAGGAAAGAAGCCCGGCAATGCTGTTATGGGATGGCAGATGGATAAACACGACGAGCCAGATGCAACGGCGTACGTAGACGGGAAAGATGTGTTAATGACACAAGCCCAAGGTGCGTCTAATGCAGCGGATAGCCCCGCATTCGCAAATCCGGGAGCTACTCGTAAGTTGCAACAGAACTACATTCAGCTATTTAGGCGTACATTCCGTATTTCTAACTTGGCGAATGAGATTCAAGTTGTTGCTGGCGTTAAGTCGGAATTGGCAAACGGTATCGCGAAGAAGTTAATTTCTTTAAAGCGCGATATGGAGTATGTGTTTTTGAGCGATCAAGACCCGGATGCAGATACCGGGTCGGTTGGCTATAAAACCAAGGCACTAGGTAGTTTCTTACGTAGAACTGCCTACGAACTTGGTAGCGCACCTTATGGTGACTTAAATAGCGAAAACGCTACTTATGGTGATAATGATGCCGGTGGTAGGAATGGTACAGATTTTCGTGTAGACGAAGCCTTTACTATGCCTATAGTTAACGCATACGAAAGTACAGTCGCCCTTCTTACAGAGGGTGCTGTTCAGGATGTGTTGAAGGGTATCTATGATACTACTGGAGTTATTCGGGATTATGATGCCGTTGTTGGAACAGCTTTGAAAAGGGCTTTTACGAACTTTTCACAGGCTTCTTCCAGCGCAAGTGCAAATGATCTCCATTCACCTATCAAAGTCTTCAATCAAGCAGCATCAGATCGGTCATTTATCAATGCCGTGGATTTGTTTGAAGGAGATTTTGGTCGAATGCGCCTACACCCCTCGACCTTCATCAATGAGCAAACTAGTGCTACGGCTAACGCTGTTCGTGCTTTTAAGGGATATGTTATCCCGTTCGATCAAGTTGAGATTAGGTATGGTAAACTACCTGAAATTAAGGAGTTGACAGATAACGGTGGTGGCCCTGCTAGGTTAGTCCAAGCAATTGCCGCATTGATCGTTAACAACCCCCAAAACTTCGGGTATTTCGATTGCACCGCTTAATTAGATATGTATGCCCCCGAAGGTTTAAGTGATGAAATGACTTCCCTTGTGGGGGCGGCACTTCGGAAACAGTTGGCTCGTGAGCATCAAAACTCACGGGTCAACCAATCCGGTGGTGTAGCTAAAGAGGCACGAAAGGAATCCTATGTAACTAGTTTTGGACAGCACAAAGCTAGAATAGAGACTACTTCGTATCATTATTGGGGCAAACGTCTCGGATACAAATGCTGGGGCGATCGTAAATTTATTAAGGAGTATTTGCGTGACAATCCAGAGAGTAGAGTTAAAAGTGCGGGTGGCAAGAAAGCGCAAGTTGGATACGGAGGAAAAAAACCACACGGGTATTACGACACTCCGCGAGGCCGAGTCACATATCGAAAAGTTTTCGGCCCAAATGAACGGGTGGAAATAGATGCAAACGCTTAAATTCAGTAGTGTTATTTATGGAGTTTCCCAATTAGCTGGGTTGGACAGAGATAATCTCCCTAACCACTTTTTTAAACAGGTTCGGGATTTAGCCAACCATAGATTGGGGATTGCTTGGGAAACCGAGTATTGGCCCCAACTAATCAAAATAGATTCCACCGCAGTAACAACTACTGATAGCGTAAGTAGCATGGCCTACCCAGCAACGGCTGGAGAAATTTTAGCAGTTTATGACAAAGACCCTACAAAAACTACTGCTCTTTCCTCTGTTAGTTACATATTGCGGGATGATAATAGTGATAGCACTAATAATTCTGGTAGGACAATTAATATCTTCTCTACTACCTCGCCGCTTTTTGTCGAGTATCGGATTGTTAGGCCGGAGTTAACGGGAGATGTTTGGGAAACAGGAACTACCTATAGTGGAACCTCTTCTTCGGTTCAAGTTTACCATAATGGGGAGGGAAATTTCTATTCTACTGTATTGAGTACCACAAACGAACCGGATCACGCCGATTGGTCTAAAGTGAGTATGCCTAAAATTTTTGAAAACTATCTAGTCCGTGGAGTTTATGCGGATTATCTTCGTTCTAGTGGGCAACCGAACCTTGCTGTTAATGAAGATCAAAATGCGGAGAGTTTTCTAACTATTGAATCAGATAAACTATACCGACAACAAGGCCAAGTACGAACGGCTAATGTTGTCACCTATTGACTTTTATGGCCGACAAAGCTAAACTAAAAGAAGCGTTGGATGTGTTGTATGTTGCGGCTGGGAACGCCCCGCTAAACAGGCAACAACATGAAATGGTAACAAATGCCGCCCGTGCAATTATGCAGGAATGTGAATTGAACGAGCAGCCAAATGGGGGTCAAGAAGTTCTTGAGCCTGAAATTGTGAAGGAAGATAAAAATGGCGAATAATGTAAGTATTACTGCTGCGAATGGTGTAACACAATCTAGTGCTAACACTACCCTTGTCCCAAACGTAGATCGTAAAGTTGCGGTTATTTTTGCTAATGCTAGCGGAGGAACCTTTGCTCTAGGTGGTTCAGATAACATAACCCTAGCAGCAAACGAAACTTTTACTATTTACCACTATACCGGGGTTATCGGTGTAGGCACTAATGTTAAGTGTTTGGAACTTGAATAATGAGATTAGACCTAGACCTAGTTAAGACACTAGGGGTCACGGCGATTGGAACGGGGAACATACTCCTGAACATCGACGTAGCCCTAAAGGTTTTAATTAGTCTAGTGAGTTTAGCGTACGTGTGTATGAAGACATACGATTTATATAAAAAGAGATGAAAAAATTAGTAAAATCAAAAACAGTATGGGCTGCCGTGGCAGCAATTGTAGGAGCTATTGGTGGTTATTTTACTGAAGACCTAGAGTTTGGTGAGATGATGCAGCTAGTAGTTACTTCCGCATTAGCCGTTTTCTTGAGGCATGGAGTCGCCAAGGTTGAGGAAAAAGTAGAGTAATGGGGATTATAAGGGCAATAGTAGCCTTGCTCCGAGCCGTTCCAAGTTTGGAGCGGCTTTTTTTATCAATTTCCAATGGGAT